GTCACTGTAAACGCGACCCCGTCTTTGTTGTTCCGTGCTCGGTACTCCGGCGCGACGCTTGTTAAGACGGGGACGGATACATGGGATTTGTTCGGGGATCTCGCTGGCGCTGGTGTCGGAACAACCGGCGCGACTGGTCCTACGGGAGCCACTGGTGCAACGGGAGCGACTGGTTCCGCCGGGTCGGATGGCCTCGATGGTTTGGAGGGCCCTCCCGGCTCGACGGGTCAGCGCGGACAGACTGGTGCTACCGGAGCTACTGGCGCCACAGGGTTCACTGGCCCGTCTGGTCAGGACGGTCTTGATGGTCTGGACGGTCAGAAGGGATCAACGGGCGCGACTGGACCTACCGGCGCGACAGGTGCCACCGGCCCGACCGGGTCGAAGCCAGCGGGGCAGATCTGGCTGTCCGGAGCAGGAATGTGGGGTTCGAACACATCAGGAGCTGCTGCGGTGACGTTGAACGAGACCACCACGAACCTTCAGGACTACTACACGCTTGGGTTTGTTGATGCCGTAACGAGTTACGCGCAAGGGAATCTGATGCTCCCGTCTGACTACGACGGCGGTACCGTCACCGCGACGTTCGTGTGGACGATCGGGGTCGCTGCGACGGCTTCAACGGGAGCAGTGACATGGGGTGCTCAGTGGAACCAGTACAGCAGCGGCCGCACTCTCGACCAGACGTGGGGCACAGGGCAGGAGGTCACTCAGAACTATCAGTCCGCAGCGACAGGAGCGTTCGAGATGACAACCTCTGCGACCTCAGCGATCACAACCGGTGGTGTGACGGGCGCTGCGTCGAATCTCGCGTTGTTCCGTGTCTACCGTCGTGCTGCCGCCACGGCGGACACCCTCACGGTCTCTGCCGGGCTGATCGGCGTGATGATCGCCTACACGAGGGTCTAAATGGCGATCGTCTATGTGCATGAGAACTACGTGAACCAAGCCCCGTCCGGGGCGAGCCTCGCGATCAATCCCGCAACGGCGGTCGCTGCGGGCAACCACGCGATCTGTTTCTGGGGTGCTAACTCCGCTACAACTGCGACGTTGAGCACAAGCGCGTCTGGTGCGACCGCGCAGACGAACGTCATAGTGGGAACTGGGACTCTGTTCGCGATCGGTTCTATCTACGCTCCGAATGGGATTGCGACTAGCGACACAATCACTTTTGGTGCAACCTCGGGGGTGTTGCGAGGAATCATTATCGAGGAGTTCTCCGGCCTCCTGACGAGCGGGTGGTTTGACGCCTCAGCAAACTCTCCGGGCACCTCTACGGCTGGTGGGGCATGTGCGATTGGCCCGTCCGGGACAACGAGTCAGGCATCGGAGCTGGTGACTGCTGGTGTCTGTATTGCCACTACTGGGAAAACATGGACGAAAGATGCCGCCTACTCGTTATTCACGACGGGGACAGCCGGGTTCGGCACCGCGACCAGGCAGTCGTTTGCGGAGTACCAAATCGTGTCCGCGACGGGGACGCAGAGCGCCACACCGACTTTCTCTACCGGGGCGGCGGTCGTGTATTCCGGCGCAATCGCCACCTTCAAAGGAGCAGCGCGCACTCCGCGCAACTCCACGATCAACATCAACGATCCCGGGTTTTTCTAATGCAGCTCGGTATTCGCTCCCCAATAAGATTCGTGCCTGCGGCCTTCCCGTTCACTGCCCAGATCGACAACTTCACTCGCGCGGACGAGAACCCGCTTGCGACCTCATCGAGTGGGGCCACATGGTCGGCAACGTGGAACGGGCAGTCAGGGGTCAATACGGCGCTGAAAGTTTCCACTAACCTGGCTGCCGGTTCGGCAGCAAGCCTCAACTCGCAGGCGATCAGCACGACTTTCAATCGCGACCAGGAAGCGTGGATGACTGTTTCCGTTGCGCCCACCGGAGGGATCATCATTGGGGTTTGGCTCAGACTCGCTCTCACGGGGGGCTTGCAGCGCGGGTACCGGTTCACGTGGGATTCCACCAACAGCGGAGAGTTCGCGTTCACGTCTTTTGCGGCTAGCTCCCCGAGTGTTCTGGCAACAGCAACGGGGATCTCTCTGAGCCCGGGGGACCAGTTTGGGGCGCGTGCGATCGGAACCTCGTTGATTGGCTACAAGAACGGGGTGAAGGTTCTGACCACATCTGATGGCAACAGCGTTGTGGCCAGCCAGATCGGGCTCACGATTCCCCAAACGGTCGGCAGGGTCTCCGCTTTCGGGGGTGGGAACCTTTGATGCTCTCACTTTTTCCTAGTCCAATCCGATAGAAAGGAATACATGGCCACATACACCGTGAAAACTCTGATTACGACGAAGGCGATGGGGAACGCTGCGGCGAACATCGCGACCTGGCAGTATCAGAACACCGGTTCTGCCGAGTCGGCGTGCCGTTCGATGGCGTTCACGGGTCAGGCCGGAGCGACCGGTCAGGTGAACGTACAGATGGGAGTCACGGGTGCGACAGCGATCGCGTCAGCGCTCTTCGTCGACTCGTACCCTCTGACAGCGTCGTCCCCGTATTTCGTGAACGGCTGGTACACGGTTCCCGTGAACTCGTTCCTGTGCGGGTATGCGAACAGCGCCACCGTGAACGGGCTTGCTTCCGGCGTCATCAGCACGTAGTAGACTCACCAACCGATGCGTCGCCTACCGACCGGGGTCCTGGTCCCTGATTGGGTTAATCTGCCCGACACCAGCGACCCGGAGGATCTGGAGACGCTGATGTTGCAGCCGGTGAAGAAGGGCGTGCTCACCTACCGCTGCCCCGTCTGCCGGAACACCTACCGTTCCGACATCGCGGGGCTTGAGCCGTGCTGCACCGGCCCATCGAGTTGGGACGAGCACCCAATGGAAGTCATGGTGTTGGTGCAGTGACTGATAAATGCGCGATCTGCGGTGGGCCCCTCAACGATCACTGGCTCAGCATTGCTGGACCACAGTTCGGCCCCGAGTGGCATATTCATGAGCTCTGCATCGGCTCGTCGGCGAATAGAACTGGTGCGACGAGTTCTATTCCCTTGCCACACGAACGAAAGATCATGGCAAAGGTAGATCACAGGTGACCTCCGTCTGCCTAGCCCTCAACGTCAAGGACGCGGAGTCACATATCGAGCGCTGCATCGAGAGCGCGCTCAAGTTCCCTGGTGTTGATCGAGCTCTCTTCATCGACACCGGGTGCACCGACAACACGATGGAGATCGTGCGTAACACGTTACGAGACAGAATCCCGCTCACGGAGTTCCAGGAGGAGTGGAAGCGTCACTACATCAACCGCACAATCCTGCTCAAGAAGGTGCGCGAGACGGGTGCGGACTACTGCCTGATGCTCGACGCGGACATGGAACTCGTGATTGAGGGTGAGATCCCCGAGCTGGACCAGGACGAGTACATGCTCCCGATTTTCGATCGCGGGCTTCGCTACCCACTCCCACTTCTCACTTCTACCAAGCGGAGTTTTTTCTACGCCGGTAGAGCCCACTGTTATCTGGCCTGCGACGACGGGCCCAGTAACGGTATAGAGCTCAACCAGGTTCGGCTGATTGACCACGGTGGCGGGGGGCATCGCCCTGGCAAGATCGAGGAGGACGCGGTTGAGCTCGCCGACGAGGTTGGGAAGAATCCGGCTGATGCGCGCTCCTGGTTCTACCTCGCGCAGTCCTACCGAGACCTGGACCAAGTAGAGAAGGCGATCGCTGCGTACAAGATCCGTGCGTCGCTCGGAGGGTGGGCCGAAGAGGTCTACCAGTCCCTCTACCAGGCCGGGATGCTCCTGTGTGAGCACGTGAACTACTACGAGGGTGCGAAGCTTCTGATCGCCGCCGCGGAGATGAAGCAGAACCGCGCGGAAGCTCTCCGCGCCTTGGCAGGGTGCTCGAACAGCGTAGCCGACAAGGTCCCGTTTCCCACCGGCGAGGTTCTGTTCGTTGAACCGGGCGCCTACAGAAAGCCAGCGGAGATCGTGCAGCTTCCAACTGGCGAACTGATGCCTCCGTTGCCGGATATCCGCTGCAAGCACAAGCGTCGCCGTAGGGTTCCGATCACAGCGAAGGAGATCACCGCGATCATCGTCACTCGTGGAGACGTCGATCTCAACCCTTGTCTAGAAACGCTCCCTTATTCGGATGTGATCGTCTGGGACAACTCGAAGAGCGACTACGACTACAAGATATTCGGTCGTTACGCTGCGATCCCGCAGGCACGCCACTCGGTGGTGTACTGGCAGGACGACGACGTGATCTTCGCGAACCACAAGGCTCTGCTCGACAACTACCAACCGGGGGTGGCGATCGCGAACATGGACGATGCTTGGATAAGGGGAGCGGGGTACGAGCACACCGCGCTGTTCGGCGCGGGGTCTCTCTGCGACGCACACCTGCCGCAGGAGATCTTCTCCAAGTATTTCGAGCAGCACCCGTGGGACGACGATGTTCTCGTCGAGGCGGACTTCATTTTCGGGACACTGGTGAACTGGGTCCGAGCTGATTTCGGGTACGCGGTCAGGGAGTTCGCTGATGCCCCAGATAGGCTGTACTTGCAGCCAGGCCAGACGGAGCGAAAACGGAGGATGATCAACAGGTGTCTGGAAATGCAGAAGCGCGCAGCCTGAACACCCCGGAGGCTTGGAGCGCTCGCGCTGACGAGCCCACCTCCCTCGGTGCGGTGATGTGGTCCGCGCAAGGGCAGAAGGACAGGTTTGAGGCTGCTCTCGATGCGCTCAAAGGATCCCTCTCGACTTCTCTTCTTGACTTCGGTTGTGGGACGGGAGCATTCAGCGAGCACATCCCCTCTCATGAGTATTTCGGCTATGACTGGTCGCAGTCGATGGTTCAGCGCGCCAGGGATGAGCACCCAGACCATGAGTTCACATCTGCGCTGTCCTGGCGCCGATTCGACGCTGTTGTGTGCATCGGTACGTTCAACCTCCCAGGATCGACTTACGAAACCTGGCGGACTTTGATGTCTCTGTGGGAGATCACCGATCGCGTTCTTGTCGCATCTCTGTACTGCGGCGAGGATGAGTCGTGTTTGCGCTACGACGAGTACGACCTCTGCGATTTCGCTCGCAATCACGCTGACCGTTGGCGCGTTGAGAAGCACCGACACAACGATCTGCTACTGGTGATGTGGCGATGATCGTTACCGCCCACCAAGCGAACTACCTCCCCGGCCTCTCGGTGATCGAGAAAGTTGAGGCTGCGAACGCAGTGATTTGGTTGGACGAGGTGCAGTACAGCCACGGTGGTTGGACGAACCGCAACCGTATGCCGGATGGTTCCTGGCTGACCGTACCGGTGGAGCGCAGAACCGACATGGGTCCGATCAACCGGGTGCGAATCAGCGAACACGGTGGGTGGCGTGAAAGTCACGCGAAGGCGCTCCGCCAACACTACAAAGGTGGATTGGTGGAGGATCTATGCGAGGAGATCATGCGTCCCTACCGTCTCCTGGTCGGTCTCAACCTTGCGTTGATTCGTCTTCTGGTCGATCCTACTGGCGAGCAGCGTCGCTTTGATTCTCAAACTTCCTGGCATTTTCAGTCACACCTGGACGGCGGTCACGCCGTGTGGGCTCAGGGTGACGAAGAGTACGAGCTGCTTCCGATCAGCGATCGGATCGCGATGATGGTGGAGGAGCTCGGCGGGGACGTCTACCTCTCCGGCCCATCAGGAAGGAACTATCTGTCCGAGGTCCCGTTCGACCAGCGCGGCATCAAGGTGGAGTACTGGCAGTTCGAAGGCGCGAACGATTGCGCGGTCGGCAGGTTCGGCAATGTTCGGAGGTAGCTACTTCGGACAGTCTCCGTTCGCTTCACCGCCGACGGTCATTGGCACGATCAAAAAGAGCATCAAGTGGCTCGTTGGTGCTCCCGGGCTCCTGTGGAACACGATGCGAGCTCGGTCGGACTGGACTCCCGATGCACCAACGGAGAACGATCAGACGCGTGAGCCGGGGACCGGCTGGGATACCGATAGTCCAACGGACGATTGGAAGACAGGTGACTTGTGACCGGGCCGCTCGCTGACATCCAAGTCTCCTCCGTATCGAAGCAGTACGTCACCGTGCCTGTCGCTGAGTCGATCACTGGCGGTGACCCGACCGGTGACAATGTTGCTCTCTCGTTTCCTGCTCCTGGTGATGATCCGACGGTGTTCGTTGCCGGCCAGTGGCTAACCGAGAACGGGATCTATTACGCGCAAGCTCTGGTCGGGCCGGGAACGTCAGCGATCCTCATCAATGGGTTCTACGATGTGTATGTGAAGGTCACCGACAACCCCGAGGTCCCTGTGATTAAGGCCGGCCTGTTGGAGATCACCTAGTGGGCTGGAACTACAACCCGGAGGCCCTCGACACCGACCCGGTGATGCAGGTGCGCGCGGAGCTGCAGGACACTGATCCAAACGATCAGCAGCTCCAGGACGAGGAGATCGCTTACGCGCTCGCGGCGGAGCGGAACATGTGGGCTGCCGCGGCCCGTTGCGCCGAGATGATCGGCCGCAGGGTGCTCCGCAAGGCGGATGTGCATTTGGGTCGCTCGATGCAGATCACGTACTCAAAGATGGCGGACCAGTGGTTCCAGATGGCTCGCATGCTGCGCTCCAAATCACTGGGTACGACTCCTCCGTGGGTGGGTGGCGCGAACCTCACCGATCAGATCAACTTCGCGACGAACACCGATCTGATCCAGCCGGTGTTCACGAAAACCATGATGGAAAATCCTCGCGTCGGTGGGTACACCACGGACAGCCTGATCCCTGCTACCGGTGGCGGTGACGAGGGGGTCGACGAGGAGGTTATCGAGTTCTGATGCCGATCCCCTCCTGTCCTCCGGAGATCAAGCAGATGATGAACATTCCTGTGGTGTGGGAGGGGTTCGACGGGTGGGACGGCCACGCGGAACCTTCGTACCGTCCTCCAGTCGTGAAGAAATGTTTTCTCGAGGAGCACGGGATGGTGACGGGTGGTGTTGAGGCGATCAGGCTCCCGAACGGAACGGTGGTTGAGCCGGTCCTCGACCTCTATTTCGACGGTGACGACGCTGACGTGAAGGGCTTCCGGTTGTACGATCGGTTCACACCGCAGAGCATCGGGATCAACGTGGCGGGGTTGTTCGACCCAGAGCCCCAGTCGTTGCAGGCGGTGTGGATCGCGACGTTCTACGGGCCCCCGTTCGACAATCGGAACGCGTGGGTCGTTAGGGTGACCCTGTGATCTTTGGTGACTCCTCCTATGACGAGCTCCTTACTGCCACGGTGGAGCTCGACACAGCAAGCTTTGAGGCCGCGTTGAAGATGGCTGACATGGCCACGGAGGCTTTCAAGAAGTCTGCTGGTTCGAGGGTGAAGAGCCGGTCGAACAGCGACGTGGGTCAGGGCATGATCGCCGGTGCGGTCCAGGGGATGGAGGTGTTCGCGAACCGCGTGATGGTTTCGTCTCTCGCGGAGACACCTGAGGTGTCCGGGACACTGAAGGAGTCCCATGACATTGAGCCCCCTAGGCGGTCGGGAAGGAAGATTCGGATCACGATGGGGTACGGGTACGGGGATGAGCCGTCCCCGGTGGATGGTCGGCGCGCCTCGCAGTACGCGGTACCGGTGCACGAGATTCGCGACGCCACACACATGCCACCAACGAAGGACCATTTCTTGCTTGATCCGCTGTTGGAGCATTCGGCTGAGTTCGGCCCGGGTGTTGCTTCGTTTATGCGCATCGGGGCGCAACGCACAACTGCTGTGGTCGGCGGGCCTGACCGTTCCGTCACTCTCACCGACCTGGTTGGTCTCCCGACCGGTGTTCCTTCGATCGGCGGCGGGACATCGTTCCGTGGCGGGAACCCGTTGAACCCAGGCCAGTTCTCTAGGCGCCCATGAGCTCCCTTGGCGACGAGTTCTGCATCTACCTGCAAGGGCAGGGGTTGGGCTTGAACTTCAACGGCGCCGGCACGATCAACTGTTTCAGCAGCCACCTGCTCGATCAGCCCGATGTTGCGGTCGCGGTGCTGGAGCGTGGTGGGATCCGTCCGGTCACGTGGCTGACGGGCCCCGGGTCTCATGCGACAACGTTCGTGCCTCCTGTGAACGAATCCCTTCTGGATCAGCCTGTCGTACAGATCTTCACTCGGTCGAGCATGACCGGGTACAACGCCGGCAACACCCTGGCGGAGGGCGTGTTCGGCGCGTTGCAAGGAGTGGTGGAGCAAGTTCTGAACGTCGGTGGCGCGCTGTTCCACTTGGTGGAGGCGATGCAGTCACCGATGTACCTGGGCAGGGACCACAAGGAGCGGCATCAGTGGTCTCAGAACTTCCGTGTAATGTGGGAGAATACGCAGAGAGCCTGATGAGGAAGATCCCACTTTGGGGGTGCGCGAACCACGGAGGCCGATCACGCCATCGAGGTCTGGCGGCGCCGAAGCGGAACTTGAGTTCGCGCCCGAACCTGAGGCCGAAGCGGTTGCTCAAGAAGCCGGCATAGCGTAACTAGTTACGCCCCGTTCTTCTTCCTACGCCGCCACACCACCATGTAGATCCGCTTCCGATCCAGGAGCGCCGGGTCGTCCTTGTGATCCTCATACCATTCCGCCGCGGCCTGTTTGATCGCTTCCTTGTGATCCTGGTAGTGACGGCGATGCCAGGCTTGCCGGTCGGTGGGGTGCTTGTACGGCATCAGCGTTTCCAATGATGTCCGTTGAACGTGGTCACTTCGTAGTGACCGTACTCTCCTAGCCTCCACCACCTGTCCCCGACTTCCGGGTTGGGCGGGGGCAGCGGCCCGAACGGGATCCTCCAAGAGGATTTCTTCATGTACTCGACGGTGATGTTCGTCAATGGTTTGGAGACGACGAGCTCCGGCTCAACCGCTTCTGCTTTCGGGAGCTCGACCCCGGCGAACAAGCCGGCCGTACCAACACCAACGATCTTGAGGAACTTTCTCCTGTCCATGGGTCTAAAGACTACGCGTTCCGCATGGTTAGTGCAACTAGAGTCCGATAAGCACCCCATCTTGACCTCTCTGAAAGGTGGTGTGCAATGCCTGAAACTGCGCTAGCAGGTAAAGGCGGATCCGTGTACGTCCCTGGCACCCCGACGGTGCCGATCGCGAACATCCATCAGTGGACGATGACGGTGGACGCCGGCAACTACGACGCCTCGGTTCTCGGTGACTCATGGCGCCATTTCATCCCGGGTCTCCGTGGGTGGAACGGTACGATCAACGGGTACTGGGACGTGGATCTTGACCCGTCCGGTCAGCAGCAGCTTCACAACGCGCTGCTGAACTCCCTGTCGGTGGTGTGCGTGTTCCAGGGTTCCCCAGCACGGTTGCAGTACGAGGGAACGGTGAACATCACGCAGTTTGCGATCACCGACCCGGTCGATGGTCTGATCACTCTCGACTTTACGTATGTCGGAACGGGGAGCTTGCAGCACCCGTATGAATAGGATTTCCGGCAAGGGAGGGAACGTGTGCGCTGTCGGGGACGCGTTCTCGTTCCAGAACGTCCAGCTCTACAACTGTGGGGACGGTTGGAGCTGGGCTTCGCCCCCTGGTCTTGGTTGCTGGGAGGGTGACGTGCTGTTCGAGGTGTCTGACGATGCGGAGTCATGGGACGAGATCGTCCCGGATGAGATGTACCCGCATCTCGGTCGTGTCGTGTTCCCGCGAGCCCTGATGGAGCATTGGGTTCGTGCGAGCGGGCTCTGTTACCCGACGAGTCTGATCGGGTGGGGGAGCTCGTGGCGGATCACGATCGACACTGAGGTCAACACGTCCCCTTCCATGACCTCACCGGTGGGGGCGTCTGTGAAAACGTTGGACACGGTCGCGACCGTGGACGGTGTCATCGCATCCTCGCTTAAGAAAGCGTTCGTGCTGCTCCCGTTCCAGAAGGGGGCGTACGTCGGTTTCGGTGAGATGACCCAAGTGAACGCAGGAGTTCAAATCATGTTCGACGATGAAGGAGTGACCTTTGAGCCCTACAACTGAAGCACCTGTCAAGCAGCAGGAGATTCCCGTGGACAACGGGCCTGTCTACCTGACCCGTGACGCGATGCTTTCCGCAGCGAACAAACTGAAGGAGGAGACGAAGAACGTGGAGGGTCTCGGCACCCTGCTTCTCTCCGAGATCACTGCTGAGACACGCGCGGATCTGATCGGCCAGCAGGCGACAGGGATGATGGCCGATACGAAGAAGTTCGACCGCAAGGGATACGAGCGCACCTTGATTCAGGCCGGCGTGATGGACCCTCAGTCCCCTCCGGGCGGTCGCTCGACGCTGTTCCGCCCGGGTGACATGGATCGTGTGATGCGGATCGGCGGCGGCAAGATCGCTGAGATCATCGACACGATCGAGCGTCTGTCGTCTCTCGGTCAGTACTCGGGAGCGGCGGAGGGAAACTCCGAAACCACCCCGAACGGCGCTGGTACTTCCTGATCGCTGAGAAGATCGGTTGCACTGTGAGCGAGCTCCTTCAGCGCATGGGTTCCTCCGAGCTGGAGGAGTGGATCGTTGAGCTGGGGGTGCTCCGCCCGGAAGAGGAGCAGGCCGCGATGGAAGCCTCGGAGAAGAAAAGCAGCGGCACGAACACGTTGAAGCCACTGACTCGCGCTGACATCGCCGAACACAATCAGGAGGCGTAACTAGTTACGCATGGAAGTCGCGGTTCTCACCACTCGCCTTGAGGCTCAAATCTCTGCGTTCCAGTCGCAGATGGCTGCGGCTGAGCGAATGCTCAAGGAAGTTCAGAAGGTGATGCGCGACCTGGAGAAGACCATGATTGAGCTCCAAGAGACGATGAAGAAGCTCGGGGTTGACGCTTCTCAGATGGACAAGAGCATTGGGAAACTCAAGGAACTCGGCAACCAGGTCGGTGATCTTCGCACGAAGTTCCTGGAGGCGAACAAGGCTGCGAATGATCTGTCTGTCTCCCCGACGAGAACGGCGAAGAACATCGCCGAGATCAACGCGCAAACCGAAGCGGTGAAGAGACTCACCGACGCCGAGATCGAAGCTCAACTCGCATCTCTCCGTGTGCAAACGCGCTCATCTAGTGGGTTGTTCGGACGCAACGCGATCCCGCTTGCTGCGGCATCGGGTGGTGTCGGCGGGATGCAGGATTACCGCGATTACATGACTCGTCTAGTCCAGTCGCAGGGCGGGGCGAGACTTGGACCAATGACGCAGGCCGAAGCGATTCTCAGAGGATGGAGCCCACCGGGCCCACTTACTGGTTCTCAGATCCTTAGTCGAAGGCTTGGTGAGACGGAAGCCCACCGAAGCTACGGTGCGACGCGGGAAGCCGAGTATGGAGTGTCATTCCTGAGGAACATCGGACGGTTTTTCAGCGGCGGCGGCGGCAATGCTCGTCGTGGGATCGGGAACTTCTTCGGCGGCGGTGGTCCTGGCGGGTTCTTCCAGGGCATCCTCCCTGGTGGTCGTCGCGCCGGCGCCGGCGCGGTTCTGACCGGACTTGGTCTTGCTGCTGCCGCTGGGCCTGCCATCGGAGTGGGTGCTGGTGGTTTGGCTGGTGCGCTGCCAAACATGCTCGGGACTTTGGTTGGAGCCGGGGCCACGCTGAAGCTTGCGTTCGCTGATATCAGCGCTGCGGCGTTCACAAGCAAGGCTGCATTTGATGCACTCACTCCAGTTCAGAGGAGCTTCGTGCAGAATCTCCGTTCGATCGACGTTGGGTTCACGAAGCCGTTGGAGCGTCTCGCTCAGAACAACCTACTTCCGAAGCTCACCTCAGCGATCAACTCTGCCCTGACCCCATCGTCGATCGGTGCGGCCGGGAGCATCGTTACCGCGTTCAGTAACTCTTTGGGTACTGGCGCTAAGACGATCGGGAAGTTTCTCGGTTCTTCTGGGTTCGACAGGCAGCTGCAGCAGATGATGATCGGTGACGCTGCCGGTATCGAGAAGCTCGCGACGGCGTTCACTCACATCCTCGATGCGGTTGTGCGGATCGGTAATGCTGCTCTCCCGTTCACGAACTGGCTTGAGAATGTTGGCGTGAAAGCGTCGAAAGCTGCTGACGCGTTCATCAAAACACAGCAGGCAACAGGCGGTCTTGCGAGCTTTTTCGATCGTGCGAAGTCGTCACTGCAAGCGATTGCGGGATTACTAGGGTCGATCGGGAGAGCGATCGGTGCGCTCGGGAACGCGATCAGTCTGAAGAACAGCATTGATCTGATCCGGCTCGTCTCGAAGTTGTTCCAAGATCTGGCTGATCTTCTGAACGGCAATCGCCAGTTGTTCAACAACTTCCTTCACGGGATGATCAAGGCCACCGGTGATCTTCTCGCTGTTCTGAAGAGTCTCATCGGTGCTTTCCTCACGCTTCTTAGTGGGATCAACAGCATCATCCAGCCGCTCAGTAGGCTCACAGGCGGTCTCATTGGGGTGCGCGGAGCGATCGACAGCATCCTCCTACTTCTCACCACTAGATGGGTGGTCGGCTGGCTCGGGGCTCTGGATAAGACGGTCGCGGCTGTCGGGACGGTCCGTGCGAGCCTGTTGAAGCTCGCCCTCCTGAGGATTGTCATTCCCGTCGTGATTTTGTCCACGATCAAAGGTCCTGTTGAGGCGATTTGGCACAAGCTTTTCGGTGGCGCAACGATTGGTTCTCTCCCTGACTTCTCGAACTCTGTCGACAACATCAAAACGCCGAACTGGCCTGATGTGAGGGTATTTGACCCGAGTGTTGCCGGGTCGAAAACTCATGGGTTCGTCAGGTACCCGAAGGGGACCTCGGGGTACGACGATTACAGGGCCGGGTACATGGGAATGCTCCCGCCGGATGGGAACACGAATAGCCCCGCCTACGTGCAGGGATGGAAAGCTGGGCAGACGGCTAGGTCTGTCGCTGCGATCAAGGCTGGGAAGGGGCTCCCGTTTGGCGGGGACGCGATCGGTGGGTTCAACCCGAAGGGGAGCGCTCGCCCTGGACATGGGAAGCCGTCTCCGTTCGATCAAACCGGTGGTCTCGGGTTCGCCGGCCCGACTAGCGCTGGTGGCGCGGTGTTCAACGCGCAGCAGGCTGTTTCCCAGGCGATGACGACAGGCTCTGGAGCGTCTTTTGGTCAGCAGCTTGCGCTCGCGAGAGCGTATGAGCGTTCAGCGGCGAAAGCCTACGAGCATTTGAAGAACCAGACGGTGGCGTTGAAGGACCAGACGAAGAAGAGAGCGGAGCTCACAACCCTTGCTCGCGCTCAGGCCTCAGCGGAGAGAGACATTGCGCGCATCCTGGACCATCAGGCGAAGGCTCTCGCGAAAGCGGTTGAGGACTCTCGTAAGTTGCAGATCACTCAGCACCAGACGGCGATCAGCTCTATCCGTTCGAACCTCACTAGCGGGTTCAGTGCGGCCGCGACCCCCAGCGCGGCGCTTGCTGTCGTCAATCATGCGCTCCGTGCTGCAGGCAACCAAATGGTTCAACTGAAAACGTTGAAGGACAAGCTTCTGGGTCAGGACAAGCAGACGGTTCAGCTTAAGAACGACGAGAACCGTGTCCAGAAGGAGATCAACGCGACACAGGAGACCATCAACAAAGCTCAGAAGGATCAGGCCAAAGCCCTGAAAGCCCAGGTTGCGGCTGGGATCAACAGGAAGTGGGAGAAGATCTTCGGGATCGGGTCGGGGCAGACGGCATCGATTGAGAGTGTTGTTCGCGCGGAGCACAGTGCGTTGACGCAGATCTTGAGGCATCTTCCGCACGCGAAGGGCGTGAACCCGATGAGTCTGATCCCTGGGTTTGCGAACATGACTTTGCAGCAGCAGGTGAAAGCTTTGGAGTCGCACGGAGTTCATTTCTCTAAGCAGGCGCTGAAAGATTTCGAGCGCATCAGGGGGTACCTGGCTGAGATCAAGGCTTCGGGGGCAAAAATGGACCCGGCGATCAGAGGGAAGATCACTGATCTTCTGACCCAGATCAAGAACAACACCGACCCAAAGAAGCAGGCGATCCCGAGCTACCACCTCGCGTCGGTAAAGGACGTGATGAAGACTCTGACGGCGATCCACGACCCGGCGAAGCGCAAGGCTGCGGCGCAACGGCTGATGGAGATGGAGATCTACGGTGGCCATCTCCCGATCGGCCCTGCTGTTGCGGGTATCCCGGTGCGCCACTCGGGTCAGAACGTGATCATGCAGGGAAATACCACGATCGTGATCCAGGGGTACGAGAAGGACCCGAAGGTGCTCGCCGCCGAGGTGCGTAACGCGTTACTGAAGACAAAGCGGCGGAACACGACCCAGACGAGGGGACCGAACGCAGGCAAGAACCTGGGGATGACGTAGCGTGGCCGACAACGGCCATGCCCCCGACGGGATCTGTATCGGGTTCGGTTCGAACTGGAATGACACTTCTCCGACCTGGACTCGTCTCGACGATCCGAAAGTCGCGGTGTGGGGGTACAAGGTCGCGGCCCCGCATCACTGCAATGTTGTGTCGAACTGGTCTGTGGATCGCGGGCGCTCCTATGAGCTCGACAAGACGCAGACAGGCACGGCGACGATCACGTTGCAGGACCCGAACGGGTTGTTCGATCCGACGAACGCGAGCAGCCCATTCTACTTGCAGATCGGGGCGATGCTCCCGGTGTCGATCAGCTTGTTCAACCCGGCGAACACCGCATACACGGTGGTGTTCACCGGGTTTGTGGAGTCGTGGAGCTGGACGATCACGACGGAGGAGCGGTTGGAGATCGTGACCCTCAGCCTCGTCGACGGGTTCGAGCCGCTCTCCCGGGCCGAGCTCGTCCCGGACACCACGGGTGCGATCTACTCGAACGCCGGGAACGGGACCACGGTGATCGTCGGTGACACAGCCGGGACCGCGTGCCAGACAAGGATCAACGGTCTTCTCGACACGGCGGCGTGGCCGACCGGGGCACGGTGGCGAAACGTGAACACCGGGAATATCTTTTTGCAGGGGGTCGCTTACAACCCCGGCACGAGCATCCTTTCCGCGATCCAGGATTGTGCTGACGCAGAGTTTCCTGGGGTCGCGAACGTGTTCATCGCGAAGACGGGGGCGTTGACGTTCTACGGGCGCTACCCGCGGTTCCAGCCGACGAACTTCCCTCAGGACGTGCAGTTTTGGCAGGTCGGTGACGCGAACGCCGCGAACACGTTCGGAGCTGCGAGGATCGCTGTGATCGAATGGAACATCGACCAGACGCACCTGTACAACGCGTGCCTCTGCTACCCCACCGGTATCCAGCAGTCAGATATCGAGGGCCAGCTGTTCACGAACTCTGCTTCCGCGACCGCCTACGGGTATCGAGCGTTGACGCTCCCGGACATTCTTGTGTTCGGTCAGCCCGCTGGGTCCGGATCTTCGGCGCAGACACCGCAGCCCTTCACTCAGTCCGGCGCGAACGCTGTCTGCGTGTACTACTCCCAGTATTACGTCGACAACTACAAACTCCCGCAGATTCGGATCTCACGGTTGGAGTTCCATTCTCGGCTCCCTGGTGACAGCCAGACATGGCAGTTCCTATGCGGGGTGGAGATCGGTGACATCGTGAACGTGTTCACGAGCGGCCCCGGTGGTGGCGGGTTCGGCAAGGAGACCGACGGGCTCACCCCAGCAGAGTTCTTTGTGGAGGGAATCCACTACCAGGTGCAGCCGCTTCTGAACTCGTCCATCGTTGATGTGACAATGACCTTGGACGTATCCCCGCGCGCCTTCTTCAACACGGCTCCCTGGCAATGACCGGTCAGCCCCTAACACTCCATCGGTACAACCACAACTTCCGAGGGCAGGACCCGGCGGTGGACGAGTGGATCTACGTGCTCCCGATCGCGCCCGCAACAACCCCGTCTGACTATGTTGCGAACGAGCTATCCCCGTCGTTTGTAAACAGCTGGACGAACGTGACGGGTGAAGCTCCAATCAGGTTCGGGAAGACCCTTGACATGCATGTGGTGATCCAGGGTGTCCCTGATAACGGATCCATTCCGTCGGTGGTGTTCACACTCCCCGTCGGATACAGACCGAAGGACTATCCCATTCCGGTGAAGTTCCCGAGCACTCTCGGTGGAGAGTACAGCGGTGAGATCGCCACCAACGGCGCAGTCTCGATCCTGGCTTCCTTTGGAGGTACGACCGGAGCGACAGGATCAGCTGGTCCCACAGGTCACACAGGCCCGACCGGCCCAACGGGATCGGCTGGTGTTACCGGAGCAACCGGAGCGACGGGGCCGACAGGTGCGGGAGCAACTGGGGCCACTGGTCCTACTGGTTCGATCGGGCCCACAGGGCCCGGAGTTGGAGCGACAGGAGCCACGGGCGCCACGGGTCCTACAGGATTCACGGGCGCGACAGGATCTACCGGCGCAACCGGATCTGGAGCGACGGGGTCTACCGGCGCTACGGGGCCGACGGGCGCAGCTGGAGGAAGCACCGTCGGGGGCAGCGAGCTGATCTACCGCTACACCGTCGCGGGCTCGGACAAGGCGAGCATCGACACCGGCTCGGACACGCCTGACGCAGGCTCGAACGACTGGACGAACGGCGACGTGCTCGAGGTCTGGATCGCGGCGCGCACCGACGAGACGACATCCACGTCCGTCTGCTTGCTTAGGCTCAACAACGACTCTGGCGCGAACTACGCCTACCAGATCCTCCAGGGAACGGGAGGTTCCTCATCCGCATCGTTCACCTCTGCGCAGACGTCGCTTCCCGTCTATATGCCCGGCGCGAGCGCAACTGCGAGTAAGGCTGGGGCGCAGGCGATCTCTATCCCTGATTTCTCGGGCACGACGTTCCATAAGCAGGCGATCTCCACCGAGGCGCTCGCTATACCGACGGATAGCCGCGCCATCAACTGGGCGTTTGATTGGGCGAATACCGCGGCGATCACAAGGCTTTCGATCGCCGCTCCGGGATCGCAGAAGTTCAAGATCGGATCGCAGCTCCTCATCTATAAGCGGCTCGCGTCGTGACGATCGACTGGACCCAGCTCACCCCGACGCACTATCCGGGACCTCGTTACAACTTCGGCGCGAGCAAGAACATCGAGCTCCAATACTGGGTGAATAGCGCGCAGGCGACGAACGGTCTCGGCGTCGCGATGACAACGGGCGAGGTCGAGGTGTACTGCAACATCGTTCTGCATAGGCGCTCATGACAACTGACGCGATCCTCTACGGCGCCGTTGGCGGTTCAGCCACTACTTCCGATCTGTACACGATCGACCCGCGCTCGGGCACGGCAACCTCGATCGGCGCGTGCGGGTTCGCGCTGACCGGGCTCGCCTACGACATCGGCGGCACCACGATGTACGGCGCGACGAGCAACAACAGCACCGCGCACTCTAAGAGCTTGATCAGCGTGAATCTCTCAACAGGGGCCGGGACGTTTATCGGGTCATTTGGCGGCGGGGTGAACTTCGGCGATATCGTCTGCGACTCGACCGGGCAGCTCTACGGGTTCAACCCGATAGATCACAAGCTCTACACAATCAACAAGAGCACGGGCGCGGCAGCCGCGGTCGGCGTGTCTGGAATCACTTCCACATCTGGGGGTGGGCTCGCGATCGACGGACATGATGTCCTCTACGTGTTCCCGAATGGCACCGGCGGGTTTGCCTACACGCTCGACAAGGTAACGGGCGCCGCGACTATCTACTGCGAGATCGACGATCTATCGGCCCTGAACTACTCCGTTGCGGCGGCAGCTATCGGCGAGGACGGGATCGTCTACGTCTCCGCAAACGATTTCGGTTCACCTGTCGATCTCGCGCAGGTCAACCTGGCGCGTGGAACGCTCGGGGTGATCGGCCCGACGTTGGCGGGACCGCCGCTCGACGCACTCTCATGGAACCAGCCGCCTGCCTACGTTCCCGCGTTCAACGGGCCGACCTGGGTTCACGAATACGCCACTACAGCGCCGACGCTTGATGGCACCTTCAGTCTTGTGTTGGACAGCGGCAACAGTAAAGTCTATCGCTGGCTCCTCAACCCAGGCGGAGGCACCACGCCGGAACTGTGGTCGTATGACGGTTCCGACTGGACGTTGGAGGCCCCCGCGCACACTCCTCCTGGCATCTGGTCGCTCGGTTACGATCCAGTCAACGGCTATCTGTTGACGCTCGCGAACCTCCAGACAGCGGGAGTGTGGGCATCAGAAACCTGGAAGTACGATGGCTCCGATTGGACGCAACTTACAGTCGCCACCCCTCCTCAGCCACTCTACGGCTACGGGATGGCGTACGACCTTGCCAGAGGGAACCTCGTTCTCTTCGGTGGCGCGAACCTAAACACCAACGTCCAACAGGGAAACACCTACACCTGGGATGGAACCGACTGGACACTCGCAAACATCGGTGTACGAGGCACAACCTGCCCCTCCGCAACCGCCGATCCTGGAATGGCGTACGACAAGATCCGCCAGAAGGTCGTCGCGTATGGCGGCACTTCAAGCACCGGGGATAGCAACGAGACTTGGACGTGGGATGGGACATCGTGGACGAAGCTATCCCCGGGCCTCGTGCCAGGAAATCAGAACATCGGCATTGCCTGGTCGGATAATGCTCACGGAGTGGTGATGCTCCTCAACTCGGCTCGGGTCACGACTGGTCCTACGCAGAATCAGAATCCGACGTTTGTCTGGAACGGAACGAACTGGGCGCAGGTTCTTCCGTTGACGACCAGACTTTCGCCGCCAGCAGTCGGTACCGGCTCGCCCCCTAATGCACACAGTTCGGGACTCGCTGGATCCGCGTTCCTCTTCTCGCTCTTCGACGAGTCTAATACCGGTTCATTCGCCCAATACAATCCTCGTGATCCTTGGCAGTTCTTCTATAGCCCGACTCTCACTACCAACGCCGCCTCTGGAACATTCTTCTCGGGGACTACCTTGAACGGGACCACACTCGGACTCGATAGCGTGACATGGCAGTTCGAATGGGGCACAGACAGGACCTACGGAAACACCACTGCTGGTGGAACGGCTTCTTCCGGCACTCAAAGCGTCAGTGAGAACCTCACCGGTCTCACCCCATCTACGACGTACTTCTACCGGCTCACCGGGTCATCCTCGGGGTCTCCGGTGTTTTTCGGTGATCCAGTGAGCTTCACGACAGATGCCTTGGTAGATCACCCAACGCTCTATTGTCAGTTTTCCCTGCACTAGAGCCGATACTCCTGGCAAGCTACCGGGAGGGACTGATGGGATCGGCTCTGACGCTTCACCCGAAGACAGCAGCCGCCGGGGTCTCAGGTGGTGCTGGCGTGATCGTTGTTTGGCTGCTCGGGCTCGCTCATGTCGCGGTCGACCCGGTGGTCGCGGGCGCGATCGTTGGTGTGCTCAGCAGCTTCGGAGCCTGGCTTGCTCCGCTAATCCAGCGCGAGCTCGGACCGAAGACACCGTAGTTTGCCCGGGTGAGCAGTGGGAGAATACGGGGCAGAACCGAATGGGATCACACTTGAACGCTTCCGTAGTGTTTGGAGACGACTCGATGCGATCGAATCGACGAAGCCTGAGACAATGGCTCAGCAGCTCAAAGACCTGGGGGATGATGTCAGGTCCTTGAAACGAGCGTTCTACACCTTCGCGCTCGCGGTGGTGGCTTCGTCGGTCACCTTCGCGTTCACCGTGTTCGCGCTTCTCGGTAAGCATCCATGAGGTCGGATCGCTCGACAAAAGTTGCCGTAGCTGTTCTCTCGGCGTTGTATGTCTTTTCGATCTTCATCATCGGATGGTCGTGGTACTCGTCACACCAGGAGGCGTGCGCTTCCCGCGGTAAGATCCTCGATGTGATTGAGCGCACCCTCCAACGATCGCAACCATCACTTCAAGAGATCGAGCAGATGCCACCAGACCAGCGCGACCGTGTAATGAAGTTCTACACGTCGACCTACCAGGACATTCAGGAGGCTCGCTGCTGATGCCCGACTATCGCGCAGCCCTGTTGAAGCTCATGACAGCGACGCTCGCTGACGAGGACGCGAACCACACATGGACGTACCGTGCAGTTCGTCCCGCCACCCCACCAGCAACGTGGCACGCTGGCCAGCACGTAACCGGGGATTGCAGCAAGGGCGTGCAGTATCTGTGCAAGTGGGCTGGCTGCAAGGACCCGATGGGGATGGAGTACGGCCCGTATGGGAACAGCTACACGCTCTGGCAGCACCTGCAGGACGTTGACTCACCGGCCGACCTGCTGATCGGTGACATCATCACGTTCGGGTTCGACGGGAACGACCACGCGGCGATGGTGATGGCACCCGGTCCTGACCCGCTCCTGTGGAGCTTCGGGCACCAGGGCGCTCCGAACAGCTACCGGCTTTCCCAGGACGCCAGACAGGCGCAGTACCTGCGTAACCCGTTACCCAACTACGTCCCAACCAAGCAGGACAAGTTGCGAGCGAAGACTGGCTGGTTCTCGTGGGTCTCGTGGAAGTTGGGCGAGGGTGACTGGCTGCCGTACGGCTCCGCTGCGAAGGCGGTGCGTCCGAATGTCCCATCGCTGATCCCCCCGACGTGGTGGGCGCGGTACGCGCGGTTCCTGGCGAACAGGAAGAAAGGCAATGGGCCGTCCACGTAGGGTGTAGTATTCGGGACGGCACGTGGGGTTGTGCTGCACTATCTCCTCTCTGACGGAAACGGGGTCCTCGCGGGCCCCGTTTCGTTAAACAAGAAGAGCCCCGGTTTCCCGGGGCTCTCTGCGTGCCGGTCTGCTGACCGAAAGTAGAGTAACAAGTTACGCTACCTCTTACGGTGCTAGATGTCCTCCCACGTTTCTTTGAGCACGATGAAGGCGACGACACACAGACCGCCGAAGATGAGGGCCATGAACCCTCCGATCAGCATGATCGCCGGGGTCCCGTGGTGGAAGGTGTGGTACCCGACCGTTTTCGCGGTTGTTGTGTAGTGGACGATCGGGTCGTGCGGGACCTGAGTCGCATATCCGTACGGCCAGGCTGAGAGAAGCGCTCCTGCCGCTCCGAGCAGCCCGACGGTGAGGATCAGGGCCACGATCTGCCCGAACCTGATGTGCCACGGCCAGATCCTCGTGAGGGCGGTCATGCTCCTAGCTGGCGGTGCGTGAACTCCGCCGCCACGTAGAGCTCCAGCGGGGTCGGGTCGAACTGTCCGAGCACGACGAACACGCCGCTGTGATACCCGAGGATGATCGGATCCCAGCGGGCGACCTTGGGGCGCTCGATCTTGTCCCCGATAACCCACTTCCAGCTCTCTGGCGGGGCGTCCGCGAGCAGGAAGATCTGCTCGTAGTTGCCGGCCTCCCTGGTGATCAGCTCACGCTCCTCGTTCGGGATTGTGCCGTTGAACTTCCATTCGAGCCCGACCCTGCTGCGATCGTCGCGTCGACGCCAGTTGTGGAGTGCTTCGTTGACGTCCCTGTAGTGGTAGCCCTTGATCGCCGGACCAGTTTGCTGACCGTCTGTCCGGAAAAGCATCGTGTCGCTCTCCATGACTGGGACGAGCGCGAGCTTCGGGACGGGAACGCGGTGCGGTCTCCGAGCGTGACGCCAGTCGAGCACGACGGGGTCGAGCACTGGTAGCGACCTGCCTTCGCGAGTGCTCAGGTGATACGAGTTCGCGACGATCTTGAGATTCTCGGCCCTACGGTCGATCCATTCCCGCAGAACGGTTTCGCCGGGAAGAAGACTTTCGCGCCGCTCTCCGAGCATCACGATCTCCTTCTTGAGCGCGTCGGGGTCGAGTGTCGGGACCGCGACATGCTTGGAGACTTCCTGCATGACGGACATAGCTCTCCTTTGCTGAGAATAAGAAGCGGCGGGGGACGCCAAAGCATCCCCCGCCCGCGCTACCGCCCTGCGACAACCGGCAGCGCGCTCCCCCGCAGAGGAGGAGGCTAGCTTGCCGGCCGCGAGGGCCTACAGCAGATCGTAGAGCTCCTTGGTGGGTGCGACCTCGACGGTCTCGTCGCCGCTCATCTCGAGGACCCGGACGAACTTCTCCAGCTCGGACTCCAGCCGGCCCGGCTTGGACTCCTTCGTCGCCCAGTTGTCGTCCTTGAAGGCCTCCTCGGCGGCGTCGAGCGTCGCCTTCCAGGAGCCGTCCCGGCCGTAGATCGCCGAGCGGAGGTAGTTGATGATCTGGTCCTCGTGCTCGTCGACGAAGGTCTTGAAGTCGGCGCGGGCGTCGGCCTCCTTCTTCTCGGCGGCGGCGCGGTCGTCCTGCTCCTTCTTGAGGTTCGCCTTCAGCTTCTCGATGACCTTGTTGGTCTTGAGGTTGAGCGGCTTCTCCAGGTGCACCGGGAGGTTGACGTGAACTGTGCCCATCTGTGTTGCTCCTCTCTCATCTGCGGGGTTGTCCCACCCACCGTTCTGATAGGTGGCGTACACGGTGCCGCTGGCACCGATGATGCGGTACGAGTAGTTCTTGCCGCCCGTATTGGCTGCAAGACACTCGTCCAGGCCCTCCATGGCGGAGTCGAGGTCGTCGAAGTAGCAGGTGACGTCCCATACTCCCGACCAGCCGGTTTTGATCTTGCGCCAGCCGGGTGACTTGATCTGAACCCAGTACTCGTCTTCGTAGTGGGCCAACTGTCTCTCCTCTCTGCGGGGCGTAACTAGTTACGCGGTCGGTGTTTGTTCGAGTAGCTCTCGCGCGTCCTCGAACCAGGCCGCCACTTCCCTCTCGGTGGGGCGAGTGTTGTTGAAGCTGGCGATCCTTCCGGTCTTGGAATCGCCCCCACGCCAGTACCCACTGTGCTCCATGTAGCTGTCTCGCCGACCTCTGGCTGCACTGACGCGAGCCTCCAAAGCATGGAACTCTTCTTGTGGAATCGCAGCGTCGAGCAGCTCTTTCATCGCGTCAGAGACCACCCAGTCACCCTGGCATGACGCGCTGATAAGACCGAGGGCGCAATGAGCCCCTTCGTTGCTCCTTGTTGTGTTTCGGCACCACCTTCCCGACCGGATCATCCCAATCGAGTCAGTCACCGCTTGCCACAGCTTTCGCCGCTGCGTCGGCTCCAGCTCCCGCAGGCTCTGCGGCAGCATCGGATGTGTCAGCGTCACTTTTCTTCACCTCCTTCTTCTTGGGTTCGACCTTCTTGGGGCGAGGGAACCCCGGCTTGAGCGTCTGCACCTGGTCGAGCTCTTCGCAGCACTCGCACTGCATTGCCCAGTCGGACTCGGGTCCGTTGATACCGGGGCAGCAATACTCGGCGTGCGACCCGAGGCTGTCCATCTTGAACCAGTGCCCGCACCCGCCGCACCTGATGCGAATGCTCATCGGGACCGCTGGTTTGGCTGGGGGAGGGGGAGTTGCCGGCTTGGTTTCGGTCGAGGCTCCCCTGGCTACAGCAGGAGGGGGAGAACCGAACCCACCGAAACCGAATCCGTTCCCTCTGCCGCCGCGTTGATCAGCGTAGTGGGACGTAACGGAGTTACCCTTCCGCATCCATTCCGACCAGTCGAGAGGATGGTCGGGGTCTGGTTGGTTCGCCTCGATGTTCGGAAGGATGTAGATCCGTGCGATGTAGTTCCCGGGACTGTACTCCCCGGTCACCACCCACGAGTTGTACCGATCCTTCTCGGCGACCCTCTCTTCGAGGGCCTCCTGGGCCTCCTTTTTCAGCTCCGGGAAGTACTTCCCGGCGTTCCAGATCGGCTTCGGCGGGATCACGGCCCCTTCGATCCCCGGCCGGAGGTCGTGCACGATCGCGCCGGTCGGTGCGATCGCCATGTTCGGTCGCTTGCCGGTCGACTTGTCGGTCACGTAATCGAACGGCGTCTTGCTCTCCCACATCTTCCCGGGGAACACGTACCCGGGCATCATGGTTTTTTCTTCGTCGAGGGCGGTTTGGTCAGCCCCCTGCGACTGCTGCTGCGATTGCGGCTTCGGCTTCGCTGCCGTTGTTCTTGGTCTCCTTGGCCTTGGCATCCTTGATCACCTCCTCCCAGATGAGTGTCTCCGCGCCCGGGTATCCTCCGGTGCGGAGGATCGCCATGATCGCGCGGAGCATGTTCTGCATGTTCCCGGTCGGAAGGTCGGAGCTAGTCGGGAACTGCTGAGCGAGATCGTAGATCAGGCCGACGTTCTTCTTGATCGCGGCCATTGTCGAAACAGGGGGAGAACTGCTGCCGCTGCCAACTGCAGTGTTGTATGCGTAAACGCGGTATTCGCGCTCCCTGCGAATGTACATTCGCACCGTGTCGAGAGCATCCCTGCCTTCTGCCGCTCTGCGACTTTCGATCGCCACCTGTAGAGAACCCAGGGCGATATCTAGCCGCCCCTGGTTTTCGTCAGCTGTGACCCTGTAGGAGTTAGCGTCACTACCCGCTCCGCCGCCCCCCCCTGATGTAGCGGGAAAGTTTTGGAGGAGCGTACGCAGTTCTCCTGCGATGAAGCGGAGCTTCTTCGCAGCCTCGCCTGGGTGGATGGGTGTTGGTGCTTTCTCGCCGGCCACGTTAGTAGCTACTTTCCTCGTAGTGGCGCAGCTTGTGACCGTCGAACGCGTTCACCACCCTACTCATCTGGCTGGGCTGAACGAGCTCGGTACCACCGTGGTAGTCGACGCCCCACATCTCTGCGACAGCACGAGCCATCCGCTCGTCCTTGAAAGAGATGGTGCTCGATCCGACACCGGTGCAGCCGACGTCCGACAGGGCCCGGTAGAACAGGCAGCTGGTGGAGTCACCGGTGCGGGAGGTGGGCAGGTCGTGCAGTTGCTGGTGCCCGAACGCTGCTCGTACTGCGTTCACCTGGGCGAGTGTGTCTCCCAGGTCGTAGTCCCTTGGCATTGCTTCTCCTCTCTTTTGAGGCCCGCCGTAACCAGTTACGCGGCGGGGTTTCAGTGGGGGCTTCGCGACGCCCGGCCCCCGGCGGGCTCCCATGAGGAGGGAAATGGTCGCTTGGTGCTGCGCGGCCTGTCAGGGAGCCACGCAACCCCACACCTATAGTATACCAACCTATAGGTATGTATGTCTAGGCGTACTTCAGGCAGTAACTCGCGTAGTCGTAATCGAACCATTGATCGTACAGAAACGAGCTCGAATACCCCGAGGCGGCGTACGCCCTCTCGGCTGCCTGCTCCTGAACGAGCTGCGAATCATCACTCGCATAACGGCTGGTCCCGTACCCCCAGTACTCGTGCATCTGCAATCCGCCGTAATGACCATTGGGGTTAACTCCCGCCCAGTTGTCTTTGGACTCGTTGTCGTTGATGCACAGCCAGAGTTGGTGGTGGGCTGGCCATGCTGGTTGCTCTGCTGCCTGCAACGAACGAACTACCCGTGGTAGAAGCTCCGCCAGCACCTTGGCACCCGCCGGTGTTGCCGCGAGTTGAGGGTGGTGGTGGAAGAACCTGATCACGTCCCGATCGTGCCTGGTGATCGTCGACGCTGCATTGGCTGTTGCTGACGAGGCAGCGATGGCGATGCAGTACAGAACAAACCATATGAGAGCGAATCTCCTCACATGCCTCCGGTCCTAGTGGTTCCTCCTCGGCGTGGACACGAAGGAGGCTGGCGGATGTTTCGTTATGGAGTGTTATCGGTTTGTGATGGGGTGGCGCCAGAACTGCCCGCCCCCTGTTCGGGGCGGGCAGCTTTCCGACGCGTGTTCTCCATCTCGTGAAATCGTGCTTCGGCCCTGTTGTAGGCGACCGCGGTTCTGACCGACTTCGCTTTCCTCTTGTCTTGCTTCGACTTGGAAGGGAAGCTCGGAGGTCGGGAGCTCTTGATCTTCCCTATGTCATGCCCTTGCTTGCTCACGAACGGTTAACAGCGCCTGCCTTCGCGCTTTCGAGCGAGCCGGAGCCACGGTACTTCCAGTGCAGCCGGTTCCGTTCGCGCAGGCCCTCGTTGTAGAGCTCCACCATCGCACGGTAGTAGTTCAGCCACAGCGAGCCACCCATCGTCAGGCCTGTGGCGCGGGCGCGAGTGACGAGCGTTCCCTGACCGAGCGACTGCAGCCGACCGATGAACCGTTCGCGGTTCGCTTCCTCGGCGTGCTTGTCGATGAACCACGCGGTACCCTTGATGAACGCGGAGTGCGCGTTCTTGCCGCCGAAGTACTTGAACGTGTCGACGATCAGCTTCCCGGTGTCGCTAAGGAGCTGGCCGTCGTCGTAGCGGTACACCTGCTCGATCGTCGCTACGCAGTTGATCCCGGTCTCGGGCTGCGCCGCCTGGTTGATCTCCGTTTCGAGCTTCTTCAGGATCTTCACGATCGCCAGGGACTCCTCGTTCCCGGAGCGCAGCTGCGCCTTGAACCGCTCCAACGGGCGGTCACCGAGACGCTTGTTCGTCTTGAGACGGAAGCCGGCCTCGACGGAACCCGGGTCTTCGTGCTTGCGCAAGTCGATCACGCGAGCCCAGATCTTCGTCATGCCTTTCTTCTGCGCTGCCTTCGAACGGTGCTGCCCGTTCACAACGAACAGACCGCCCTTGATTTCTCCGTCAGCTGGACGCGTACCGCGGTTCGAGACCAGGATCAGCTCGGAAGCAACGATATCCCAGTCGGCCGCGATTTCATCCACAACCGCTTCAGAGATGTCGCGCTGGTAGGACCAGTCGATCTGCAGGCGGCTCAGGAGAACCTCCTCGATCTTCGAGTTCGCGTGGATGCTCTCCACTTCGGTCTCGTCCGGTTCAGCTGCCACCGGTGCCTCCGCTTGTGCTACCACCATTTGCTCCCTTCCATTTGTTGAAGGCCTCCTCACCAGCTGCTGTCCGCTGCCAGATCTTCCGATCACTTGCACGACCGGGGGAGTTGGCAACAAGACCCTGGACGTGCATCGCGACAAGCCGCCCGGAGACCATGGAGGTCTTCAGGTGCTTCTGCTGCTCCGGTGTGAACTTCTTCACCAGCGCTGTCACTGTCTCGCCGAGCGGGTAGAGCCCGAACACAAGCTCACCTTCTTTCGGGAGCAAACCGAGCAGCATGTAGTCGAGAGGGTCCACTAAGGTGTAGATACCTCGCTCGGCTTTGTTCTTCGTCGCATTCGAAGTCAATGCTCTCCTCTCTGCGTAACTAGTTACGGCTCTAGGAGCCCGAACCGTCGCATCGCCGCGGGGATCTCTCGTTTCCTGCTCACGCCAAGCTTTGCCTTGATCGTGTCAGCGTGGGACCTGACGGTGCGTTCCATGATCCCCAATCGTTCCGCTATCTCCAGGTCCGAGAGACCTTCCGATATGAGGCGAGCAACCTGTAGTTGCCGATCCGTTAGAGGGTTCAAATCACCTCCTCTATAATCGCCTACCTATACTCTAACAGATGGCACCTACCAAAGTCCATTAGTCGCGCTGGGTTTTCGCAAGCATTCCAGCAGCCATACGGATGGATGTGCGCACGGCCTCCGAACGATTGCATCCCAAATACTCCGTGATCCAGACCAGCAGATCCTGGTCTCTCGGGAGCAGGCTCGCGTGAAGAGCAACATGCTTCGAACCGGTGTTGAAGGGCGGGCCCTCCTTGATCTTCGCCATCAGGTGTTCAGTTGGATGACTGGCGTGCCTGAGCTCAGATTCGACAGGCTCGTGTACGTCGAAGAGGACGTGGACGGCACCATAGAGAACGCGGTGAAGTCAGCTCCCCTGGCCCCCACAGCACCGACCGGACCGCTCGGCCCCCTGGCTCCCGACTGGCCTTGGAGGATCCCTAGGACGCGCTCACGGTCAAAAGGGCGCACCACCACTTCGAGCCTGGACAGGTCGCTCATCGCGTCCTCCGGCACCTCGCGCGCCGCGAGCAGCTGCACCTGTGTCTCGTCCTCGGCGAGCACGGTGTTCACACCCACGAGAACCTTTCCTTCCTCGACCGTCTTCCCCTTCTCCTTGAGGGGCTGCTGAATGACGGCATACTCGAACAGCTTCAAGCTACTCATTTTCGAGTTCCTTTCTCACGTTGTCCGCGAAATCGCGGAGGGCTTTCTGGCTCCTCTTCGCCCGCTTGTCACAAGCATCGAGATCCCAGCAGTAATAGCTCTGAGTGTACTTCGAGTAAATGTGTTTTCCTATTGGAACATCGGCACCACATCGCGCGCACTTCCTCTTAGCCATTTTCTCTCTTCACCATTCGGGGGTTTCTATCTCCTTCGTCCGCATCCAACGCGTGTAGTAGGGATCAAGCTTAGGTAGATCGGAGTGGCCAACGCAAGTGCGCAGCTGAGAGTTTGCGTTCGCCGCGCCCCCGCAGTAGACGCATCTTCGTTGCACCTTAGGCGGCGGTGGGATGTTCTGTTTCGGCTTCTGTTTCTTCAATCTCAACAACAACCCTGGGGTTCTCCGACCAGATCCGGTACAGATGCGTCTCGCAGATCTGCCTGTCATCGTTGTAGGCGTGCCCGTTGAGGCCATCCGAAATCGCCTTGAGGACGTTGTCTGTGTCGAGCTTGTGGTTGTTGGTGTAGATCGTGAGCGAGAGAACAACAGGACCCTCGATCTTGCTGTGCATGGCAGCCCTCGCTGCATACCCAATCAGCTCTTCGTACGCTCTCGTTTTGGGTGGGGTGTACCAGTTCCCCGCAGGTCCTCTGCGCGGGCGTTCCTTGGCGACTGGTTCGCCTGGGATCGTGAACCTCACAGCGCGTCCATCAGGTTGAGCTGCCCTGTCGACTTGACTCGCTCCTGCCGTGCTTCCGATGCTTCCTTCTCGGCGGCGATGCGCCAGCCGTCCTCACCGTGCTGCTGCCAGTACTGCACCCGCTCTTTCGCGATCTTCATGTAGTCGGGCTCCCGTTCGATCCCGATGAACGTGCGGTGTTCCAGGAGAGCAGCGACCGCGGTGGTTCCTGAGCCAAGGAAGCAGTCGAGCACAACCCCGTCGGCGGGTGTGACTAGCCGGACCAAGTAGCGCATCAGCTCGATCGGCTTCACCGTGGGATGATCGTTTTCACGTGAAACTCCGGCGCCGCGCTCCGTCCTGGTGGTCTTGGCGCAGTAGAAGAATCGTGACGCCCCACCCGTGTCGTTGTACGGGCTGTTCTCAACACGCTCCCACACGCCATAGATGCCTCCCTGGCCTGTGTGTGACGGCTCCGTCCCTTTCACCTTGCCGCCGGCCGGACGGTCACCGGACTGTTGATCCATGATCTTGACCGGGCAGTCGTCGGTGCAGTCCCAAGACTCGAACGGTTCGTCAGGCGTCGTCTCCTGCGTGCTCGGATGCCCCTTCCCGCCACCGAACGGTTTCAGCCCGTCCGTATACCGGTTCATCTTTCTCCCCGGGCCCGTGAAGGTGCCCACGTACACACAGTCAGGGTGGTGGGAGAGGATCAGATTGGCGGGCCAGCGCCCAATGTCTGTGTCGAACCCGGTGCCTAGTCTTCCTTCCCCGGTCTTGTACGCCCCGTAGGTGAGCGTACTGTCCGTCTGCGATGGGGAAGCGGGCGCTCGTTTCGACTCGCCGACCCTGGTCTCATCAATGTTCATGGCTCCGGTGCCGTAACGCGTTACGTTCTGCTCCACCGTCCCGTCCAGTGGTTTGCGTGCAATCACGATCGGCTCCCACGCTGGCTTCAGTGCCGTGCCCAACCCACCGGGGAGGTTCAGTGACTTCGGGAACCCGGAGCCGTACAGCCACATCAGACAGTCGCGTATCTCAAACCCGGCATCCTCCAACCCTGCTGTGAGACGATGGTAGGTGCGTGTCCCTCCGAACGAAAGCAGGTACCCGCCTGGCTTTAGCGATCGGTACGCCTCCGTCCCCCACGTCTCGCACCACGACTGAAACGAGCGCATCGCAGGACGAGGGTCCTTCACGTAGGAGCCTGTCCCTGATGGGCGCACCTTCATCCGTCCCATCGGGCCGGGCGATACCTGTAGATCGTCCTTGAACGGCTGGCGCATGTCACCGAACGAGTCCCAGTCTTTGCCCATGAACTCCAACCCGTACGGTGGGTCGGTCACGACAGCATCAACAGACTCCATTGGGAGCTCGCGCATCTTCTCGATGCAGTCACCCAGCAGGAGCTTCAACGACGTTGTCCTGTGACGTAGCGCACCCAGCATTGAGCAGTGGTGTGTTCGCCGTTGCAGCAGATCTCACAGCGCTTGTATCCGAAGAGGATTTGTCGCATGAGTTCAAAACGAGTCAGGGGCCAAACCCACGCCTCCATCGTCAGCGCATCGACAGCGTCGTTGGGGACTCTCCTATTCATCAGTTTCACCCTCCGAACCTCGGCTCACCGGAGCGGTTGAACCAGCGACGGTCGGAGCACGACTGGTTCATGCACGAGTAGCGTCCAGCCGTTGGGCCTTCCCCGCGGTTCTCGTGACCGGCGCGGACAAGTTGCGACCCGCACGACGGGCAGAGACCTACCGGTTTGTCAGCCCAGTTCGGTGAGGTCTTATTCATCGCTCAGGATTCGGTCGGCGTTCTGGACGAACAGAGCCAGGGCTGTGGCGAGCGGGTAGTACCGCACCTTGTTGCCTTTGTCGTAGTGGAGTCCTGCTTTGTCGAGCTCGTCACGCACCTCTTCGAGCAGGGTGTCGAGAACCTCGTAGCCGTTCTCGCGCTCGTCTGCCGGCACTGAGATGGCCCAGGTGGCACGGTTCTTCTTCTCCTCGGTCGCGGTTTCGATCTTCGGTTTCGGTAGGGCGCGCCCACAACCAGGGCACACGGGCTTCTGTTCTCGTGTGTGAACGTCGGCTTCGCTCGTGTCCCCCATCTTGGGGGGCTGGTAGGCGAGCACGTTGATCGCGGCACCACCCATCGACCAGTAGAACACCCCGTTGTCGTACGTGATCGCCGCGACGTTCTCGGTGACCATCTGGTGGTGGTTCACGCACATGCCGGTGAGGTTCCCCACCTCGACACCGTCGGGCATCCGCACCCAGTCCTGGAAGTCACCAGGAAGGAATGATCGACGGACGATGTGGTGGGCGTGCTCAGAGATCTTGTGGCAGCCGGGGACACTGCAGTACGGGCCCACCTTGAACGCAGGTCCGTCCAGCCCCTGCATATCCCAGGACTCGGTCGGAAGCTTGGTCACTTCGACGCTGGGTTGAGAGGAACGTGCGGGTACGTGAAGTTGGCGCGACGAAGACCCTTCTGTGTGCAGTTGCACTTCCCTCCCGGATACATGGTCGCGCACCCGTCGTCATGAATCGACTCATTGTGGAGGCGCGCGAGTTTCTCGTTCATCTCGTTTTCGGCCATGCCCATGTTCATGCTGTCTCCTTCCATGCGACGCAGTGGTTGCCGTACTTCGGGCCGGCGAAGCAGTAGCCGCACAGCCAGTCGTGCAGGACACCGTTCGTGGGCCACGCTGCGTCGGGTCCGTACCTAGCCCACAGATCATTGAGGGTGTGGACTGCCTGCCCCAGTGTTTCGAGGGTGGCGTCCCGGTACCCGTTCGCGATCATTAGATCGGGTGCCTCCTCAGCGGTGACCACCTGCGGTGTTTTCTGCTTCGTGATCACCTGGTACTCAACGGGTTTGTCGAGCACCATCGAATAGATCCTTCCTTGCAGTGTCCACCTTGACTTCGGTTTCGTCAGACGGTTCTTCGAGGTTTTCCGCTCGATGATCCTGTCGTTTGTTTCCACGTCCGGGTAGCCGATGATCGGAACGGGCAGGCCGGGCAGGGTCTCCTCGAACCTCTCCTCCACACGGATCGGGTGGATGGTGGGGGATACGCGCTCGTGGTAGAGAGACATCATCTGCAGCCCGGTCTCTTTGAGTGCGTCCGGGTCGTCCGCCATCCACTCGGGTTCACCCTCTTTGTCGATCGCAAGGTCCCATTTGGCGCGGTACAACCCGAGCATGTAGTTGCTGTCCATGTCCTCGTCCGTCTTGATCTTCTGCTGGAAGTTCTCAGCGTGGACGGTGTGGTCGACGATCCCGATGAACCTGTCGGGCCCGAACGTCTGCGGCATCTTCTTCACGTACCTGAGTCGGTACATCTCCGGGCACTGGATCAGCATCGCGAGTGAGCTCGCGCTCAGATGCTCGACCGGGACATGGAAGCCGCTGAGTCTCATGCTCGTCGCTTCGCGATCTCTGCGCTGACTCTCGCTTCGAGCTTCTTCAGTTGCTCGTATCCAAGCTTGTCGAGAACCCCATCAGGGTTGTTGCCGAGGAAGCTGCGCGCGACGGTCGTCCAGATCCGAGCACCGAACCACACCCCGATCACGAATGCGAGCACCACCCACAGCCACATCATTTCTCTCGCTCCGCCATGATCTCCAACACCAGGGCGACCGCTTCGGGGTGCGCGATCAGTGCTTCATGCTCGGTGATCTTCGTGACGTGGTCACGTGTGTATGTCTCAGTGCGTCGCACCACCCCCGCGAGGATCTTGATGATCTCCGGGTCGTCGAAGATCAGCCACGCGTGATCCCTCGACTGGGTGGTGTACGAGAATCGGCATCGACGGATCGCATCCCTCTGCTCCGGGGTGAGCGGGATTGGAATGTCGGCGACGTTCCCCAGTGTGGTGTCCCGGAGCCCGCTCACTGGAAGTACCCGGACGGCAAGCCCGCTGCCGGGAGTTCGTACTGGTCAGCCAGGTGCTCGCACAGAGCGACCGCTGTGGCCGCGAGCTTAAGCGCAGCCTGGATGCCGGAGGCGTTGTCCAACCCGAACAGCGGTAGGCGCTGCTCATACGAGGCGAACTGCTGCAACCAGTACTCAACCGGGCGTTCCTTCTCTTTCTCGTAGTTGAACTTGGTGGTCTGGTAGCCGCGCTCCTCCGCGAGCCAGTCGAGAACCTCAGCGAACCCCTGCTGGCTCACAACCCCTCCTTGTTCATGTCGTCCAAGGTCCCTGCTCCACGAGCAGGGTGCGTGTCTCATCAGGCACTTCGATCCTCTCTGATCGCGTATCTGCTGGTCACTGTCTTGTATCCATTCTCGAACTCGACCAGGATGCTGTTCATTCTCCCTCGTACAAGCACCCGGCAGCGTCTCCCTTTCAGCTTCGCGCGCACCGAGTTGTTCCCCCACGCGTAGACGTGGTCAAAAGGTGGGAGCGAACGGGATGTCATCGTCGCTCGGCCACCCTCCTGCCGGCCCGGGGTCCCCTTCGATCGCTGAATCCGGGATGAACTGGTTCTGCTGTGCGTTCTGCGCTTGCGCCGCCGGTGAAGGCTGCGTCTGGGTAGCGTAACTAGTTACGCCTGCCTGAGGCAAGTCGGGCTCGAGCCCGGTCGCGTAGAACGTCATCAGCTGGCGCACGTTGAACCAGAACTCCTGCGGTGTCGCAGACAGATGCACGGCCACCTTCGTGGAGGTCTGACGCCAGATCGACCAGTCCTTCTGTGTCCCCTCACCCTCGTGCTTGATCGCGGGATCGTCTGTGCGTGGCGGCGAAACAGCGGCCTGCTGCACAGGGATCGCTTCCTGCCGCACAACAACCTCCTGCTGTGGTGGTGGTGGTGCCGGCAGACCGCCCGGCTGCGGCGCCCCTGTCGCCGCCTTGATGTCATCGAGGTAGCGGTTCTCGTACGAGCCGTTCTGCTCCACCCGCACCTGGAACTCAGCGACTTGGTTGAGCAGCCTGTTGGCTTCGTTCGCGATGTCCCTCCGACTCGTCGCGTTCGTGTTGCCGGCGGAGTCGGTGACCTCGTAGATCGTGATCGTCTTGTTGTCTTTCTTCCGTGTAACGGTGCGGCCTGTCACGCCCGTCACGGTTGCGGTGTACAGCATCTCGCTCCCCTCTCTTAAGGATCGGAGCGCTTAAGCTAGTACGGGTGCGCGGGTGTGTCAAGACATAAAAAAAGCGCCCCCTTGACGGGGGCGCTAGTCTTGCGGTGTCGGATCGACCGGGACGAACGGTAGCACACCAACTAGTCCTATTCTGGTCGCGGGTCAGAGCCGCCTTTCTTTTCGTGCAAGAACGACCGGGCTTGAGCGCGCCTAGGGACGCGCTGTGGGTGTGACGACGGACTCACCGATCGCATGCTCCACCCTTCGCTTCCTCCTTGGGAGGGGGCGGGGGGTGGGGATCTGAGCGGATCTTCCGCTCGCATGTAGACAGGCGCTGAGCGAAGCGAAGCGGCGATGCACTTGATCTTCTGAGAGCCGGGGCGCAAACGCTCTGCGCTCCGTTTTTCGCAATTGGGTTTTGCTGACTTTTTCAAAACGTTTCCGCTTAAGAAGAAAGAGCCCCAGGGGGGCCTGGGGCTCTTCTCTGCGGTGTTGGGCCGCAAGCTCAGTAGCTGAGTTCGAGCGCGCGCTGGAACCACACTTTTGCTTCTGCTGGACTTTTGAGCGAGTCGTTGTAGCTCATGAGAACGGAGGCTTTGCCACCGAGAGTCTCAATCCTCTCTGGAGAGAGACTTCCGTTCTCAAACCACTTCGTGGCGCGCAGGAGTAGATCAACGGTTCTCTCGTACTCCGATCCGCCGACCTCGTGGATCACGAGCTGAGCGTCCCGGTCTAGGACTTCATTGATCCAGCTAGAAACATTGTGCGAGTAGCCCGCGGACGCAAGATCGGCCTTGAGGTGATGCCCACTCTCCGCGTGTCCATACGTCAGTATCAACGGCGTCGATACAGAACTGGAGAGCGCGCTGCTCTGGGCTTGGATCGAGAGGTACGACTGTCTGTACCTCCGGTACGCTCGGTGTCTCCACACCAGTATCGCTGCCACTGTTGTGAGCTCCACCAGCGGTCCGATCAGAATGAAGTAGTGCACTCACGTTTCTCCTTTCCTGGTTGGCGTAACAAGTTACGCGCTAGTCGACTCTGCCGCCGGCGGTGAACGCGGACGGACGTGTTCTTGCGGTGGCCTTCGCGGTCGAACGGGACGCGTCCATCGTTGCTGCTCTCTGCGCTTCCGGGCAGTTCACGTTGTGGCACACACCGGCGATGTCGAGGTTGTGGCCGCACGCACACACTTCTACTGACTTCGGCATTTCTCTCCTCCTCTAGCTGTTGTTGTCTGACAAACGCGGCACCGTGTTGCGCACCGCGAGGAACCACGCATTCGAGTCCATCTCCACCTGCCGGTGTTCCGGAGGTCTGTTCGCACGAATGTTCTCCAGGATCGGATCGTGGAACATCGTCCCTCGCACAAACGTTCCTCTCGGGGTTGGGATCACTTCCGTGGCTGTGTGCCCGGTCCCGTAGATCATGAGTTTCTGTCGGAGCCGGTACCCGGCGTCCGTGCTCGCGAAGGGGGACAGCCCGCCATTCCCGGTGCCGAACAGCTCCGCGCGGTAGTACGCACGGTGGTCACGCAGGTCGTCACTGGTCATGTCTGTTTCAACGGCAAAGATGTCCCCCTGGCGGAAAACACGCCTCCCCTCTTTTCGCGCTTTGTGCACGATCGGGGGTGCCAGCAAGCGGATCGCGTGGGTGATGTAACGCACCCCGCCCTTGTCCGGTAGCTGCGCGAGAAAGTACATGGCTGGGTTCTCCAACTGATCGAACCCCGACAGCCACCGGTGGCGTTCCCCGTTCCCGTCCACAGCCCAGAACACGGACTCGCCCAGGCGGTGCATGCGCTCCACGACCAAGTAGGTCTCCTGAGAGAGATCCTCGATTTGATGCCACGCAGCCATCGGAGCGAAATCGGGTTGGTGCATGATCTCCAGGGCTTGGTGCGGCTGCCAGGACCAGGACCTGAACCTGTACAGACGGCCGCGCCACAGGAACTCTTGTCCGGTCCCCGTAACGTTCTTCCCCGAGATCCTGTTCGCGGCCATGAGCGCCTCGCTGGGTTTCGGCACCACAACACGGTTCGAGACCTGTCTGTCTGTGCTGACGTGGATCGGCTCGATCGTGGATGGGTCCAAGCGGGCCGCGTTCATCGCCGCGTACGGGATCACCATTCGCATGTCTACTCTCGGGAAGCTGTTCTGCACCCGGGCTCGAAGTTGCGCCTGCACGTTCTGCAGCAGCCGGTCCTCGAACCCATCCCCGTTCAGAAGTACGAACGGTTCCAGCTTCCGCGACGCCGGCCACACCACTCGGGCGAGCTCAATGATCGGCTGCACCCCGCGTCCGATGCTGCGAACCGTCAACTGCCCTTCCGGCCCCGTTCTTACCTCGAACCCCGGGTTCGTCCGATGCCACATCGCTATTGCTCGTTTCTCGTCCCCACCAGCCTGTTCCAGGAGATCCGTCCATTCTGTCGTGTACCTGTTCGGCTGGTTCACGAGACGCGAGAAAAACTCGGTGGGCGGGTACACGAAGCTCTTCTTCGATTCGCGCCACCACCCTTCGAGCATGGTCTCCTGCTCTATCTGCAAGACCCACACCTCCTATTCTCTAGACGTAACTTGTTACGCGAAGCTACGAGACGGTCGGGCTGGCACGAACGTCCAGCTCGTAGAACGATCTCGCGCAAAGCGTCGAACAGAACGGGTCCCCGTGCGTGACCGCAACCCCCGGTAGGGGCTTCTGACACACGAAGCACTTCCCGTCCTTTCTCATCGAAGGATCCTTCTTAGGCACCCTCGACGAGGACGGTGGCCCCCGCTCCACTCTTGTTGTCTCTACCGATGTCACGAACTACCCCCTTTGTTTCAGAGCCCCCGCACATCCGATCCAGGTCACGCATAAGCCCGCGGTTAGCCGAATCGGTGCGCTTCACTACCCCCCTTCGGCGGGCGTCAATCTCCCGCCTCAGAAACTCCCTCGTTGATTTGTTCATCGAGATCCTCACTTGTGTGCCAACCAGTCCCGACCACGCTCACCGACTCTTCTCCGGTCGTTGATCGGGCCCTCTCGTTCCCGGTCGGGAGCCGCGACAGCACCTCGAACGACGGGACACCACCCACCACGCTCTCCAACCAGCACGACAGGTGATACCCACATACTCGCATCACACGGTCACCAATGTCAAGGTCGAACCCGCCGAAAATGCGTTCGCTACAGGCTGTCAGAACCCCGCGATCCGTTGGCCGAATCGGGGTGTTGCACTCGACGCACCGCTCCCCCATCGGTGTCTCCACGCGGTTCTGTCGTTCTAGGCTGTCCGACCACGGATTCGACCCGAACCATCTGAGAATCACGACTCACCTTCCAGCTTCGCTTCCGCTGAGAACACCAAGGTGAGGAACCACTCCACGAACGATTCGATCGACTCGTCCCCGTTTCCAGCGACGTTCACCACCATCACCTGACGATCGACGAGCCACTGGGCCACCGTTTTTGCGTACGAGTACTGATACCCGAGCCCTTTCCCCCCCACAGACCAACTGTCGTTGTCGTTCCGCGCGAGAGGAACATCGAAATGAGGCTTCTTGTACTGCTCGATGAACCTCAGGGTCGCGCGCTCACCGGCGGATCGCCAGTTGTGCGCCAACCTGATCGTTGCGTCCGCCATCTGCACGTTCTTCCTGGTGCGCAGCGGGTATCCGGTGCTCTCGGTTTCGACCGCGTTGAACTCCCGCACCGTCTCGTAGTCGAGCGGGCCGTGCAATGTACGGAACCCTTTCGGCATATAGCCGAACGTGTCGATCCCGCACGCTTTTGCTGCTCGCAGGCCGGCGATGTCCGCCCCATCCTGCAAACCTGAAATCACCATTTTAAGCGGCAAATCGCCTCCCTTCGTCCCTGATTTTCATCAGCAAACGCCCGAGATGGTTTTCCCCAACTCCCTTACAGACACCCCAGAACGTGTCGCCCCACCAGTTCCCCTCGACCAGCTCCACCGGAGCAGTCGAAGTGAGTTTGTCTCGCAGCCGCTCGTCAGCGAACTTCATTCGAAGGATCTCCTCCATCACTACCAGCTTCTCCGACTCCCACGTTGGGCGCAAAGGAGCACCCCTGCCGAGCTTCTTAGCCGCGTTAGGGGATGAAGCGAGAGCGATCCGGGCTTTCCAAGTCGGATCGTCAGTTTTGGCGGCTGCATATGCGGCTTCCGCTGTCGCGAACCTAATCCCTTCGCGTTCGATCACGGACTCGTAGAAGTTGGAGAGAAACCGGTATTCCCCTTCGAAACTCTCGATTTTCACATCAGCCTCCGTAACGAGTTACTCCATATAGTCGGCCGGTTTTCCCACTGCCGGCGCGGACTCCAGGAGTCGCTCCAAACGTTGGATGATCCATGTGGGTGTTTCTGAGGCTTCACGGGCCGAGTGAAGAACGTTTTCCAATCCCATCCTCAGTGTCTCTTCGTTCTTGTAGATGTGAGCTCGCCGCCGCCACAGGGCTTTTCCGTACCCCTCTTTCATCTTCTTCTCACGCCACGCCTTCGTGACTTCTCGCTTTCTCTCAGGATCAGTGATCGGCACCGATCATCACCCCTTTCATGGGCCGGGCAGGAGTCGAACCTGCACCGTCGGGCTTAAAAGGCCCACGCTCACCACTGAGCCACCGACCCAACCTCATGCTAATCCCAGAGAGCGCCGAACCACTCACCGAGCAGATCCATGCCCCGAGTGAACTTCGCTTCCAGGTCTGGGCGTTCGTGGAAGTACCCTCCCTCGTCCCACCACGCCTGGAAGCCCTCCTCGATCTGCGCGAGGATCACGTCCCAATCCTCCCAGGAGTCGAACTCGGACGGATACCCGGTCTGCCACTTCCGGAGGTTCTGGACACCACCGACGATCACTCTCGCGAGATGATGGTCGAGACCCCAGCAGTCCTCATCGGAGTAGCCCCTGGCGACGCGCTGCCACGACATCTTCGTTCGCCAGATGGGACGGCCGATCCAGTAATGCTTGCTCTGGAATCGCCTGTAGAGAACCTTCGGCGAGCCCAGGCCGAACTGGTACCAGCGCTTGTAGGGCCTCTTGATTAGATCCTCCCAGGATGAGGTCATGGCTCGACCACCTCCACTTGGTCATCAGGACGCATGCTGAGAACTTCATGACCGATGAATACGACATCGATTGTTTCATGTATTTCGAGAACCTCAGCTTTCCATCCTGAGCCAAACGCAAAGGCTGTATGCGGATGTTTCTCCGAAACAGCGATCACATCTCCAGGAACGAGATCCCTCGCCTTTTTTTTCATGTCACGCCTTCGCCTTCGCCTTCGGCCTTCGCGCCTTCACCGTCTTCTTCAGCTCCTCCACCAGGTTCGGAGGGTCGGTCGTGGGCCCATCCGATCTGGCTGCGATCAGATCGTTCTTACGCCGGCGGGACTCCGACTCCAGGTCCTCCGGGTCCAGATGTCCCATTAGGGCCAGGACCCGAGGCTTGAACTCCGCCAGCGCCGCCTTCGACGGTACCGGTGCCGTGAAATCAGGCTCGACGAGGTCCTCGTGCAGGTTCAAGGTCGCGAGCATCAGCACGCCGCCGTGAGGGTAGACCGCGATCGGATGCTCTTTCCCCCAGATGGTCGTTGACCCGATCCCGGCCGCTCTCATCGTGGTGAGCACCTGATACAGCACCCCGTACCTTCCAGGAACCACCTTGTCGGGAACAAGGTAATACTGGCTCGCGAGCATCGTCAGGTCGAGCTCCTCGTAGAGAACGAACTTCGTCACGTCGATGAACGGCGTCTTCTCCACGTCGAGCGCGTCGAGCTCAGGTCGCGTGAAGACGATGAACTCGTCTTTCGCGTACTCGTACCCGGAGACGAGGTCCTCCTGCTCGACGGTTTTCTCGCACTTCGAGCACGTTTTCGGTTCCTTGATCGTGCCTCCGCACCCTTCGTGCATGGTGCGGAACTTCTTGTCCTTCGAAGACACCGCTCCTGCGAGGCCCACTTGCACAACGTCCCGTTCCTCGGGGTTGAGTGCGGGGGAGCCGAATCGGAGCCCAGCTTTTCTGGACACGTGCATTGTCGATCTCCTCTCTTTTAGACGCGTAACTAGTTACGCGGTGGTCTTGTCCGCTTCATCTGAGTGATGATCGCGGCGTACACACGGATTGAGGTACGGATTGCATCTGACATACTCGATCCGAGTTCGTCCTGAATGATCTTCAGTTGTTCTTCGTCACCGGGCAGCAGATAGACGGACGTGGAAGTCCCCTTCGCGGTGATTCCTCTCCGCGCTCGCTGAGTTACCCGAGTTTCTTTTTGTGGTGCTCCCATTAGACGAGGACTGGGTCGCCGCGCTCGTCTTCATCAGTGAACGAGACCACCGACACCTGAGAGTCCTGAGCGCCCTCGAAAGGCCCGTTCACGAGCTCCTGCCACTCCCACCCGGTCGGATGGTCCGTGAGTTCGTCATCCCACGTGATGCGGAGACAGAGATCTGTTTCCCGTTTCGTCATCTACGTCGCGTACCACGGACGTAGTTCCGCAGAGTACGCCTCCATCTCGAACCCATCCCCGAATCGAACTAGGAACGCCGGCCCTGTTTCGAGAGTGTTGTTGCTCTCCTCTCTCTCGACGATCTGACACACAGTCCCCTCCCGCGCGGGCTCGTCACTCGGGATCGGAGGTTCGAACATGAATCCTTCCACCACCTTACTCATGACCATCCTCCTCGTTTGACTGGTTTACGAAATGTCTTCACGTGCGCGTCGATCGCTTCGCGTATCAGCTCTGCTCGTGTAATCCCACGTTTACTCGCTTCCGCTGTCAGAGCATCCCTCACTTCGTTCTTGATCGAGAGATGGATGTACGTGTGAGTCTCGTGATACCTCCTGGCATTCTCCTCATGCGCTTTGCGAGCGTGCGCGGCGGCTCTGACCATCTGCTCACGGCGTTCGTCACTCATCGCTCTCCTTCTTTAGCGTCCGTAACGAGTTACGTGGGGCGGCTCTGTTTCCTAAGGGAAGGAGAAACAACCCTGTCGCGGGTTCTCCCCGCGCACCATGCGCCGCCCCACGGCTTTGGATAGAAGCATTCGGCCCGCTAACTACAGTATACCCCTCTTCGGGTAGATATAGCTAGGCGTACGTCAACCACAGACGCTATCCTGCGGCCGATGCGCCTCTACCAGCGTCCGTTCAGTGTTGGGGCCCAGTTCCGCGGGCCCGTACACGACGCTGAATCTTTCTGTCGAAAGCATCTCGACGAGGCTTTTGCGCGCTGGGGGATGTTTCTTCGCCCCGAGTTCTACGATGACTCCCTGATGGAGCTCGTCGCTATCTTGTGGGGGCTTGAGTCAAGCTTCGACCCGGAAAGGACCGACAGATTTGACATCTACGCACGCTGGATCGTCTCAGCAAGAGCCGTCGACGTCGGACCAAGGCGAATACTCGGACGGAACGGATCAAGAATCAACGACTACGTCTTCGACGACTTGGAAACCTCCGTCGGAGATCGACTGGTCGAAGATCTCGGAGAGAGGCAAAGCGATCAAGTTCAGAATAGTGGACGAGATGCTCGATGGCTACAACCTGACTACGATCGCAAACGAGCTAGGGCAGACGCCATCCTGGGTCTCGGATCGACTGGCGGAACTGCGTCGGGAGATCATGCTGACGCACGGAGACAATCACGTCTACCCCTTGTCGCGTGACGAGATCGACTCCCTCAAAGACAGCGTCAAAGAGCATGGGATTCAGACGCCTGTACTGATCGGCGACCATTCGATCATCGACGGCCGGCATCGCTGCGTCGTCGCGCAAGAACTCGATATTGAGGTTCCAGCGATCTTCATCCAGGGGCTCACGTTGGAGCAGGAGCATGAGATCGCTTTGGCGGTCAACACGGTCCGCCGGCAGATGTCCCAGAAGCAGAAGCACGAGATCGTCCGCCGCGAACTGCTCGCAAACTGGCAGAAAAGCGATCGCAGTCTCGCCACCTCTTGTGGTGTGTCAGCCCCGACGATCGGACGGATTCG